TATCTATGATACGCTTTTCTTTTTGTATATTGTGTCTTACTTCTTCTACTTCACATGGGTGTATCTTAGCCATTATAGGTTTTAACAATGCTGTAGCCATACCATCACCAAAGTTAGACTCTATAACAACGTGGTTTACATTATTCTTTTTAGCTATCTGAGACAATCTATGAAGAGTATCATCAGAATAACCACCATCTAATGAACCTATAGCAGTCAAATAAAGCACTCCATGAAGCATTTTAAGCACCGCATACGCTGTTTTGTCTTCTCCACGACCTGAAGGGTCTATAGACATTATAGTGCCTTCAAATGGTGTAAATTCTTTAGACATAAACAATGGTGCTACATAATAGTCACCTTTGAGTCCCACATTGGGTAACTCAGGGTCTATAGCTTTCATTTGTTCAGGAGAACTAGCCCACTGTATTTTAGCAGGAGCTTCTTTCCACGTGGAACAACCTGAAGCTACAATTAAATCGTTTAACTTTAAAGGGTATCTATTAGCATCAGACATTGTAGTATCTAACATAAACTGTAGGTTGAATCCACTACGTCCATAAGAACTAAGTCTTTCTAATAGGTCTACATCATCAAATCTTTTAGGGTCTGTAGGTTTACCTTCTTTGTCATTAATGTCAGCTATAATAGGTGCTAGTTTGTGACCATAGCCTATCTTTTGTACTTTATTAGGGTACAATGCTGTCCATATCTTTGTTTTATACCCACGTTCTTCTAAGCTATTATACAAAGACATCTCTGTCTGTGGTGTACCTAGAAATATAATACGTCCTACTTCTGGTTTTATAATAGCATCAAACTCTTTTACGGTCTCACTTAGTCTATCACGCATAAGTTGTGTCTGTGAGTTATTAGCTGACTCTACGTCATCAGCAATAATTAAATCTGCACGTGAACCTGTAAGTTGACCTGTAATACCCATAGACTTAACACTTGGTGCATGTGATGCTAACGCAGGTGCTACGTCAAAGCTAACCTTAGAATGTCTTTGGTTGTCTTTAGGTACTAGATGTTTTAATATTGGCATCTCAGCGATTAAACGCTGTGTAAATGTACTGAAATCATCAGCCCTACTTTTAGATGCAGATACAACTAATATGTTACGTTGAGGATTTAATAGAAGTTGGTGGCAGACAAATGCTGAAGTAATCCATGATTTACCTACACCTCTAAAGGCTTCTATAACTAATCTCTTGTCATTTGACTGTAAATAATCAGCTATATCGTACTGTATAGGTGTTGGTTCTGGTAAATTTAAGTGTTTCCAACACAAATACAAAAAATTTTTAAAATTCTTTATTCGTTTATCCATCTGTATCAAACGGTACACTATCTAAAATGTTCTCAGGTTTCTTATTAAGATTATCTGTACTATAAGTTTTACAGACCTCTAAACATACCTTCATTTCTGAAGCAGTTAGCTCTTCTCCTGATTTTAATTTTGTATATGCGTGTTTGACCAATAATTCTGGTAATTCTTTAACAATATCATCAATATTAACGACCTTGTCCTCTGTACTTTTTTCTGCTGAATGATTTGTTTGGTCTTTTTGCATGTCTTCCTTTTCTCTTCTTAGGTTTTTCTCTAATTGTAATTTCTTTGAAATTTATTCTAGCCATGATTAAGGGGTGTGATATTCCATGAGCCTAAACTCATGTTGATTTTTAATTTGTCGTTCTAATTCGTCTTTTTCTTCTTTTAGTTTTTTAATCTCTTCTTTTAATTCTTTGATTTCTTCGTCTTTATTTGGTTCTATCCAGTCGTCAAGACTTATCGCCATATAACTCCTTAGTTAGATAATATTAACTTTTTAATAGATTTACTGCCGTCTATGTTTGACTCAAGCTCTGCCTCTGACCTTATACACTGGTATTTGACATTACTATTAAGTTTTAAACTTCTTTTAGCAATACGTGACCCTTTAAGACACTCAGACATTGATGTTTGTATTCTTGCTTCCTTAATCTCTCCACTGATTATCATAAGTAGGGCTACCACCATCTCTGTCATTAATGTTCTCCGTTTCCGTTTGCTCTAACTTTGTCTTTTAAATCTTCAATATCAGCTAATGCTTTGTCTAATTGTACTCTTAAAAACTCAATGTTTACTTTATTGGTCATATTCATTTCTTGAGTCTCTTCCATTTTCTCTACGGACTTGTACAAATCCTCAATTAAAAAATGTTGCTCTTGGTCTGTAGGGACTTGCTCAGATTTTTTAAGCAAATCGTTTTCAAACAATTCTCTTGATGTTTCAAGTGAAGTCAGCCTAGCTGTTACTTCTGTGTAACCAAATACACCCATTGCTACAGCTATAACAATACCAATCATGTTTTTAATTGGCATTGAAACGGCTGTGTTTTCAGATACTTTCATAAATTACTTCTTAACTAATGAACCACCAAAGTATAAACCTATAATAGCTGACACTAAGTTTGTGTCTAATGGTGTAATAACCAAACTATTAGAAGACAATGTAACCCATTTCATTATTTCTTTTTCAGGAATAAAGAAAAATGCAGGTTTAAATTCTAAATAACCTACAATTACACTTGTTTCTGGTTGTAATATTGGCATTAATTTTGGTAATAATACTATTGCAAAGACCGCAGTTAAAGCTATAATTCTTCTAGTCCACTGAAAACCTTTGTTATCATATTCTCTAGCTTCCTTAAAACCTTGTTGTTGTACTTCCGCTCTTTGTATTAGCATTTTTTGCTCGGCTTGTTTAGCCTTAATGCTTTGTGACCATATACTCATAACTCCACCTAATACGGTAGAACCAAGCATAGTTATCATTTCAAATGGCATGTGTTATACTTCCTCTCCAAATTTTATACATTGCATACTTATGTATATGTTTCTTCTAATAAACTCGTCATTGACGGCTTGTCCTATTTCTTGTGATACTTGTACGCATTGCTCGTAAGTATCATAATTTTGTGCAGTAGGTAAATCACCTACCATACATAAATTTTGTCCATTAACTGCTAAAACGCAGAGTAATGCTGTAATTTTAAACATTACGTTTCACCTTTACTTTATATTTAGCACACCAATTATGGTTGCTACTATTGTTCCTAAGAAAACTAAAACTTTTACCATTCCTTTTCCAGTAGAAACGTCTGTTCGTAAAGATTTAACTTCTCTTTTTAATTCATTTATACTATCTTGTATTGTCTTCATTCTCTCTGCACATAACTTTTCGTGTGAAGAAAGTCTTACTCCTGCTGATATTTCGCTAAACTCTTTTGGAGTTAGTTTTTTTCTAGGCATTAGTATTGTAGGCTAACGCCTCTAATTCTAGCTTCTTTACTTCCACTAGCTTGATTAGCAAATTCTATTTTATATTTTAAACTTGTACCTGCTGTTACACTTAAGTCATTTACTTTAGCCATCTTAATACCAGAAGCAAAGTCTGGCATAGCTGTCATTGTAGCTGTTGTGTAGTTAGAACCACCATCAGCAGAAAGTTTTAAAATTATATCTGTGTTTAATGTGTTAGTACCTGCTTGGTCTTGATAAGTAATAATAGCACCCATCTTGTTTGTTGATGATGGAGCTGTAATTGCATTACTTTCAAATGAGCCAGTTGCATTAACAACTTCTGAACCATAACTCCAAACATTAGTTGGAGTAAAAGAAGTACCATCTGGATAAATTGCTCTATTTGATATTCTTAATAAATCTAAATACCCCTCAAAATTTCTTGAACCACTACTTCTGTGATAACCATATCTAAAATAGTTATCTGAAAAATTACTTGTTCTTGCTGTACCATTATCAACTTGTGTTCCATTTTTGTAAAGACGAGCAGTTGAACCTTGTTTGACATAAGCAATGTGATGCCATTGATTTTTTGTAAGTTGTCCTAAATTTCCATGACCACCACTATAAGCATTATAAACTTTTAAATCTTCTGAACCATCATATTCAAATTGTAAAGTTTGACCAATGTCCATTACACTATCACTATTTGCGTCATAACTAACTGTGTTTAAAGGATAAACCCAAGTTTCTATTGTGTAATTAGTTTGAGATGGAAGATTTTGAAAAGCAGTTGAACTTGGTGTACTTGCACTTGCATTATATACTGCATCACTTGACCCCCCTGTTGTTCTTATAGAAACACTTGCACCAGTTAAACTTTGATTTGAACTATATGCCATATTACCATCTACTTGAATTGTAGTTTGTCCAACTCCACCTGTAGATAAATCTACAATATTTGTTTCGCCATTTGAGTGTCCAAAACTATCTAATACTACAATGTCGTCTGTTGTTGTAGAAGGTGAAGAAAAACTGCTAGTTTGAGTTGAAACATATTCACTAGCATTTCTGTCAGTATTAGTTTCTGTTCCTATTCCAGTATCATCTTGAAATACATCAACATACATTGAGTTAGTATTGTAAGCCGCTTTGTTTTCGTTAGATGCTTGTCTTAAAGCAAGTGTAGAAATATCATTAACAAGTTTGTTATCGTCAAATGATTGTGCGTGTTGAGATACACTAGAAGACGAAATTCTTGCGTCAGCAAAAGTACCACTTCCGATACGACTTGCATCAAAGTTACCTGTAGTAATTTTACTTGCGTCTAGGTTTGGAATTTCTGCCGCATCTAGGTCTATTGCTCTATTTGCTACTTTAATTATCGCCATCTATTTGTTTCCTTTTTGATTATTATAATACTATTGTATCTGCTTCTTCTTGTGTCAGAGCTTCACCTGCTATAAGTTTAGCTTTAGCACTAGCTTTTAAAGCATCTTTAGCTTCTTTATCTGCTTGTGCTTGTGCTTCGGCTTCTGCTTTTGCAGTTTTTTCAGCTTCTTCATTAGCAATATCAGCTTCTCTTTGTGTTTCTTCTTCTGGTGTCATATCAACTAAAACACCATTTGGATTTTCTAAATCAATTACTAGTTTTTTTGTCATTTAATTATTCTCCTATTTAATTCCATAAAGTTTAAAATTGCCTTTAGCTATATTTTGAGCACAATATATTTTGATACCAGTCAAAGCAGTATTAGCAGACAAGGTATAAGCACCATTAGTTACAATTACATAATTATAGTTGTTATTATTAATCATCATTTGAGCATGAAAATTCGTATCATTACTTGTAGATAATGGGTCATGTATTGTTAGTTCAAAAGCACTTGAGCTTGAAGCATTTGATGACCAATCCCAATTGGTAAATCTAAAATTATCATTACCCCAGTCTCTACTAGCATCTGCATTTCCACCACCATTATTTCCATAGGTTGTACTTTGAACATTGTAATAATGACCAGATGTATATTCAGAATTACCTACCATAGCTCTAAATCTTAAAGCTGTTTGTCCAGATAATAAAACATTAGAACCAAATATTTTATAATTTTTATAAGTTGATGAAAATAATCCATCAAATGTGACTGATGATGTATTAGAAGTAATATCTGTCGTTCCTAATAAAACAAAGTCAGATGATACATTAGTCCAACTTGGATTTGCACCAGTTCCCCCAGTCTGTAAAACTTGTCCTGAAGTTCCTGCACCTAATCTCTGAAGACCAGAACCATCTCTATATAATAAATCACCCTGTGTTGTTATTGTTGTACCAACATCAGTACCATTAGTACCATCAGTACCTTTTGTTGCCATTGGTTGAAAGTACGTAGTATTAGTTGGAAGGTTACCTGTACTTGCCAATATGCAAATGTAAGACGACCCATTGTACTCTGTAACGTCATCTATCGCATAGGCTGTGCTTCCGTTGTAAGCTCCCTTCCAATTAAACTTCAACGAACCGATATTTACTGTAGCCATTTGTTATTTTCTCCTTGTTATATTGTAGCTATTAAGTCGCCATTGCTGTCCATGCTAAAGGTAAAACCTGAAGCACTGTATAAGACATCACTAAACGTGGCGTATTTTTCGTTTGTAATGTTATCTTGACCTTGATTAGTCGTGATATATCTTAATTTGTTTGGTATTGGTGCAGGTGTGTTAGCCTGTCCACCCATATTTGCGTGTGATGAGCAGTAATAGTAAAGCGTTGGAGCTCCACTAGGTACTACAAATGTCACTTGCGTTGATGAATCTACTGTTACACCTGTAGTGTAAGCAGATGTGTTACCACTATCTGTAGAAAATCTAAATGGGTGTGATGAAGGGTGTGTAAATACATAAGTATTTCCTTCATATAATTCTAAAGTGTCTTGTTGAACACCATTAATATAATATTTACCACCACTATCTGTAACTGTTATGTGTATAGTTGATGGGTCATAGTATCTTTCAAAACCATAGACTTCTGCTGAACTAGCATTACCTAGCTCCCAACCATTTCCTGCATCATTAACCTTAAATACTTGTCCTGCCGCAATACCTGTTGTAGATAATTTAGCCGCAGTAACAGAGTTGTCATTAGGTGTAAGTGCTACTCCTGTTCCGATTTGGAATATAAAATCCATTGTATCGGAAGCTGTAAGTGTTGCACCTGTAAATGTAATTTGAGACCCACTAACTGTAAAGTTTCCAAACTGTACTACACCATTGATTGAGCAAATTATGTGGTCTGCTCCAATGGGAGTAAATGCTGTAGAACCTTTAGTTAGGTTATAAGTAGAA